TGTGAAAGTTGTGGGAGTTAAAAATGATAAATTTAAATAGAAAACCAACAGGAGAGCATAAACTCTTCTTTGGTGAACATGATATTGGCAGATTAGATATGTATTCAGATCCAAAGTTTAAACAAATAGCCGAATTAGATGAATCTAATGTTTGGTTTCTTAACGCTGTTAATTGCACAACTGATAGGTGGAGAGAATTTTCAGACTCAGCTTTAAATAAATTTCAACTAACAATAGGGTACCAAACAGTACTAGATAGTTTAGTACCAGATGTGTTTAAATACTTATCTGAAATATCTACAGATGCTTGGTTAGAGTATTTATATTCACGTATATCTACAATGGAACATGTACATGCACTCAGTTATAGTTCTGGCATTACACAAGCATTTGGAGCAGAAGCTACAGAGTTTTTAGATGTGATATATACGGATCCTAACATAAAACACCGTATTGACGATGAACTAGCTATAACTGAAGATTTTATAAAAGCTGTACCAACTTGGCAGAACACTCAGTACAATAGAAAACTATTACTTACAGTTTTATTACGTACTTTTGCATTAGAAGGTGTTAAATTTCCATTTTCATTCTTCACTAGTTGGACTTTAAATAAAGCCTATAACAACTGTTCTCAAGGATTTAGTACATTACTCCAGTTAATAGCACAAGATGAAATGGAAGTACATACCACAACAGGTTCAAATGTTATTAAGAAATTACTTAAACACTCAGATTTTAAAGATGAAGTAGAATGGTTTAAAAAAGAAGTTTTTACGTATTTAAAACATGTCGCTGTTAAAGAAATGCAATGGGCAGACTACTTATTAGAGTCAGGAGAAGAACCAGGGTTTAATAAAGAGATATGTTATCATTTTATAAAATATTGGACCAATCGTCGTGCTAAAGAAATAAATACACCTATACCATATGAAAATATAGTTAAAAATGATATTGAACAATGGTTCGATGCTTACCGTAATATTAGTGGTAAACAAGGAGCATTACAAGAGATATCTAATATTAGCTATACTATAGGTAAATGTACAAATGATTTAGAGAGATTTGATAATGAGCAATAAAAATTATATTATAACCGAACACGAAATCCGGCAGAAGCTCGACTTCTATAAAGTATCAAATGTACCTATAGAAGAGAAGCAACCAGTTATAGATCGGCTACTAGCTATGTTAGTCACTTCAGAAAACATAGCGCAACAACAATACATTGAAAGTCTTGCAGATATATCTGATATGGGCAATACCAATGAACAATAAAGGAAATTTATGAAGTATAAGAAATTTAAACACGCAGTAGAAAACCTCGAAGAAACGTACGGGGTGGAAATACCAGTTCCTACAAAAAAGCAATTTGCTACTTTACCAAAAAATCTTCATGCTTATGTTCTCAATCATATTATTGAGACTCTTGAACATGATAAGTCTGAAGATCCAGAACCTGCTGACATCCCATCAGAAACACCCTCTAGTTCGATAGACAAAGTTCTAACTGAAAGAGGAACTAACTACGGTGAATTCCCTAATCACGCCAGGTTATCTCAACAACTAAAAACTACCTTCGATACTCATGTAGTTGAATACGGCCATCCAGAACTATTTACTAACACTATGAATGAAGCTATCGAGATGATTATGCACAAATTAGCACGAATAGGAAATGGTTCACCTAGTTACATAGAGAATTTTAGAGACATAATAGGCTATTCTCAACTAGTAGTAAATGAACTGCAAGAAGCAGAAGGTGCTACAGACGCTATCGTAAATAGGGTAGTAAGAAAAAATGGAGAGTGGGTACCACAATAACTTCTTTAAGCGGGTACAAAGGAGGGTTGCGTTATAATTCGTACCCCTCTTTTCAAAAAGATAACCATAAAGGAACACAATGATTAGACTCACAAAAGAACAAATAGAAGCTAAGAAGGCTTTTATCCATAACTACATAGCTGCTACTAATCCGGCAGATGGTAGTAAGTTAGACGCTAATGCAAATGTTAGCTCTAAGAATATAGCAACAATGGGAGCTGAAATTAACAAAGATATAAATATACAAGTTAATAGAAGTTTAATTGTAGATAGAATAGAGAAAAGATTTGGAAAAGAATTATCTGATGAATACGAAAGACAACTAGAAGCACATGAAATTTATGTTCATGATGAAACATCACTTAATCCTTATTGTGTATCTGTAAGTTTATATCCATTTCTGTTGGATGGGCTAAAAGGCTTTGGGGGAGACTCAAAACCCCCAAAACACATTAGTAGTTTTTGTGGTACTTTTGTAAACTTAATATTTGCAATTAGTAGTCAATTTGCTGGAGCAGTGGCAACAGTTGAATGGTTGATGTATTTCGATTATTTCGCTCGTAAAGACTACGGTGATGACTACTTAGAGGCACATAGTAATGAAGTAGCAAATCACTTACAACACGTAGTATATGCTCTAAACCAACCAGCAGCAGCTAGAGGATTTCAAAGTGTATTCTGGAATATTAGTATTTATGATAAACCCTATTTTGATGCAATGTTTGGTGCTTTTGTTTTTCCAGATACGAGTAAACCTAGCTATGATAGTTTAGATAAACTTCAAAGATTTTTTATGAAATGGTTTAATGAAGAGAGAACTAAAGCTATATTAACATTCCCTGTTGTAACTTCAGCCGCTTTAACTAATGGTAGTACTTATGTAGATAAAAAATTTCAAAATTTTATAGCTAAAGAATATTCAGAGGGAAATGCTTTTTTTGCTTTTAGTTCAGAAAATGCTCATGCACTATCTAGTTGTTGTCGTTTAAAAAATGATGTTAGTGACTCTATTAATGACTTCAGTTACTCTTTAGGTGCTGGCGGTGTTGCAACTGGTAGTATGAATGTAATTACAATAAATGTAAATAGGCTTATTCAAGATGGTAGAAGCATTAAAGACGAAGTAGGCAAAATACATAAATATCAATTAGCTTTTAAAGAGTTGTTTGATGAGTATATTGATGCAGGTATGTTACCAGTATATACAAATGGTTATATAACAACAGATAAGCAATATTTAACAGTTGGTATTAATGGTGTAGCAGAAGCAGCAGAGTTTTTAGGTATGACTATCAATAATAACGATAAGTATAAAAACTGGACTTCTGCTTTCCTAAAAGAAATAAGTGATTTAAATAAAATTAACTCTAAAAAATATGGTGTTAAGTTTAATACAGAATTTGTACCTGCAGAAAATCTAGGTGTTAAGTTTGCCAAATGGGATAAAGCAGATGGTTATACAGTTCCTAGAGACTGTTACAATAGTTACCTATACCTAGTCGAAGACAACGAAATAAGCGTGCTAGACAAGTTTGCACTTCATGGTAAGGATACATCACAATTCCTGGACGGGGGTTCAGCATACCACTGTAACCTAGAGAGCTACCCTACCAAAGAAGGCTTTATGAAGCTTATTGATGTATCCGTTAAAGAGGGTTGCGAATACTTCTGTTTTAATATTAAAGTAACAGTATGTGAAGATTGTGGGTTCATAAATAAACAGACTAAGCAAGTGTGTACTAAATGCAATTCAACAAATGTTTATTGGGCAACTAGGGTTATTGGGTATCTAAAAAAGATTAAAGACTTTTCAAGTGAAAGACAAAACGAAGCTGCGCTAAGGCATTATAATAAAGAGGCTAAAAATGAGATACAGTAATTCTCAAATAGTACTACAAGAAGTACCAGACGAGATAACCCTAGCACTATCTATTTCTGGTTGTCCTATAAGATGCAAAGGATGCCATTCGAGTGAAACATGGAAGCCTGGGTTTGGTAAAGTCTTGAATAAGCAAGAACTGCTTAGACTTATAGAAGCAAATGAAGGCATATCGTGTGTGTTGTTTTACGGGGGTGAGTGGTATAAAAATGAATTAATAGCTTTTCTTAAATACGTTAAAAATTTAAACCTAAAAACATGTTTATATACCGGGTTAGAATTAACAGAAATAGATAATAGTATTATTATGGAACTAGACTATATTAAAGTAGGCAGATACATTGAAAAGTTGGGGGGATTATCCTCTGATACAACAAATCAACAATTTCTAGTATTGGGTAAGAAAGAAGCTATTAATGAAATTATATGATATCCTATATGTCGATCCTCCCTGGCAGTTCAACAAGCGCTCCAACAAAACTACCAAATTCGGTGGAGGAGCCATGGGGCACTATCCGACTATGACTATGCCCCAGATAGCCCAACTAGACTTCCCAGCGATCATGAAGTCTAACTCTCTCATGTACTGCTGGGTAACTCTAGCTAAACTACCTGAGTGCATAGCCGCCATACAGAAGCCTAACCTACAGTTTGTAACTACTGGTTTCGTATGGGTCAAGACCAACCCGATAGGTCACCTCACCCCTCAAGACGG